GTTGTTTGAATATCCTGCATTAGGACCAAAAAAGTTATTGCAAGATCCAGTGGTATTATTAAAACCAGCATTAGATCCAAAGAAATTATTATAATTTCCAGTGATATTACAGTATCCTGCAAAAGAACCAAAAAAGTTATTTTGATTTCCGGAATTATTATTATATCCTGCACTATTTCCAATAAAGTTATTATCAGATCCATTGATATTATTATATCCAGTATTATAACCAAAAAAATTATTATTACTTCCAATGGTGGTAAATTGTCCTGCATTATTACCACCAAAAAAATTATTAATTCCATTTCCAATATCAATAGAACATCCCGTAAGAATATTTCCAATTATTATATTAGTATCGGCAAAACTAATACCGGTGGTTCCCGAAATTGAAACTCCCGTACTTCTATTTTGTCCAATAATTAATACATCTTTACCTGGATCATAGGCAATTCCAATACTAGTATAGATAGGTTCAAATTGTCCCGGTGGTGAATTGTTATTAGCAACAAAAGTTGGATAAAAAGTTGCATCAGTTTCATTACTGACTGTCAAAATCTGTAAGGCATTTCCACCACCGCCCGCAGGAGCAGTTGTTACATTGGTCAATCTTCCCTTAGCATCTACCTGAATTATTGGAATTTGACTTGAAGACCCATAAGTTCCAGAAGTTACCCCAGTAGTTGTTAAAATTCCAGTAGAAGTTGCATTAGAACCATCAAAATTAACATCCCAATATAAATCTCCAGTAATTGATATATTACTTGGAGGAAAAGTAAGAGAACCATAAATTGCTACATCTTTATTAAATACCGCAACATTTCCAGTAACTGTATGGGGAGTTGAATACTGTGGCGTAACTTTATATGGCATTTATACTCCTCCAATAACTGCCTGTACTATAGAAAATGCAGATTCTAAAACATCACCGCCAACAAAACTTCCGGAAAATACTTGAAAACCAAAATCAAGTCCATGTGGAATTAGATTTCCGGTTAATGCATTGACATCTGCCTTATTTCCCTTCAATAAAATTCTTCCAGAACCAGAATTAACGGTAACATTTCTCCCAGCTTTAAGATCTATGTCCTCATCTGCTTCAATCATAATATTTTGACCTTTAATTCTAATTCTTCCATCACGTTCGGCAGTAATACAAATATCACCATTTTTTCCGGTAATTATAACATCAACTGCAGGACATGCCGCATTACTACGTCCTGCTACTATTTCAATCGTTTTATCATTATAAATGCGATAAGTTCCACCTTCAGTCAATCCAGTTAAACATATATTATTATCATCGGTAACTCCATAAATGTTATAAACATCAGATCCATTAAATCCAATTTGAGGATTTGCCACATCAATCCTAAATTTAGGACCAAAACTTGTTATATTTCTTCCTTCCCAATTATAAAAAGATGGATCTGCCATTTTACTTAGTATAACATTGATTACTATCTATAACGTCACTTTGAGTTCCGTTGAATGGATTTGGGGCAGAACTAATGATAGGTCTTAAAATTGCACCAACACCTGTATTTGAACTAATTGAAATAGCAGGCAAATCTTTAATTATGTTTGTATTTATGGGTTGTGCATCTATAATTTGACCATTTGAAATGATAAGATTATATTTATTTCCAAAATTATCAATTCCAATATCACCATTTGAATATCCCAAACCAGGATTTTCTACTATTACACTTGTAACTGCATATGGTGGAAGATTTTGGGGAGTATCTACAGGATAAAATTCTCCGGGAGAAATCATGGTAATTGCAATGACTTCTCCAGTATTATTAATTATTGCCCTTCCAACTGCCCCATATCCTTGATTACAATTATCTTTAAATACTACATTTGGAGGAAACTTATATCCAGAACCACCATTTATAATATTTGCTCCAATAATACTTGCAGTATGTGTAATTAAACTTTCTGAATTTGTTGTGTAATTTACAATTGATCCCATAATTACAGTTGCAGTTGCGCCCGAACCTTCGCCCCCAAAAATACTTATAGTTGGCGAACTACATGAAGTTGGTGGACCAGTATAACATCCACCAAATGCACTTACGGGGGCAATCGGATTTTTGGTAGAAGGTTGAAAAATATCAAATTTTGATGAATCAACTAAAGATCCCAATGATGCCGCCACATTCATATTATTCAATATAGTATTAAAATCTGGAGCACTATTATTTCCTCCGGTTCCAGTTTTCCATTGAGTTACTAAAGATGAACATTTACTCCTACTACTTTGATTACAATCAAATAATCCTGCAATACCCTGAATTGAACTGACTGAACCAAGAAGAACATTTGAAACACTAAATCCAGAAATTAAAGATAAGACCGCAGACAAACCATTAATTGCGGATGATAATCCAGATTCGATACTAGAAATTATATTGTTTAATAAAGAACCGACAAATTGATTCGAAGCACATTCCACAAGATTTTCCACTTGCCCAAGTAAAGATCTTAATAAATCTGAAATAATTCCTTCAATGCTACTTAATACACTTCCTGCAACACAAGGAAGTGCTTGTTCTAAAATTTTAGTAGGGTAAACCATTGCAGTTTGTGCCGCAACCCCATTAAGATGTGCAAGAATTGGATTTAGGGTTGCAGCCATAGTTTCGGCAAACACAAGTTCATATAAAAGTCGTAAACCTTCTTGCAAAATTCCAATCATTTCATTATAAAGGTAATTGAACATTTGTCCAACTATTCCACTTACAATTGAATTAATTTTACTGATTACTCTTCTTACATCATTTTCAATATTTGAAACTATATTTCCTGATGCATGTAATTGGTTTATTAAATTATCTACCGTTCCTACAATTGTATTAATGGCATTATCTTGACAAGTATTTGCAAATACTGTTGTTTGCCCAATAACATTACTATAAGAAATCTCAGTAGTTGGATCAGTTGCTGTTTTTTGTCCAGCAGCATTTAATTTATTTGCGGTTTCTTCATCAACACTTCTTGGTGATTTTGTAGAATTTGTATTTTGTTGATTAATTTCATTTTGAGCAACTTTTCCACTTGGTTTTTTAACTCTGCTTGTACTTCCAGTAAAAGGAATAAAAGGACTTGAATAATTTTCAGTCAAAACCTGATCTGTTCTACCAAATGCTCCCATGATAACGGGAGACTGAGCATTATCACTATCTAAGTAAAATCCAAATACAACGTCACCCGGTTTTAATTTTGTATTTTCTGCAGTTTGAGCGGCACCAGTTCCTGAAGTTGTGGGAAGTAAACACTGTGCCCAAGGAAGATCCTTATTTGGAAGTTCGGTATCATCAAAAGGATGATATCCCATAATACGAACCTTATAACGATTTCCCCAACCACCACCATTCGCCTGATCTCCTTGAGCATCAATTGGTGCTACCTGTCCAACCCACCAACGGAAACCATCTTTTCCAATAAAATTACTTTTTAAAATTGTTTCTTGCATTATATTTTATTATTTGTTCCAGTTAATCCAAAAGTATCACGAATTAATTTCAAGGAAGTATAAGATCCTGTTGTATCAAAACGATGACAAAGTTCCTTTATCATATATAGTCCACTTTGATCTTGATCAATCTCATTTCTATCTCCTCTTGAAATTTTTGGAAATAAACATTTAATTACATCTCCAGCTTTTAAATTTGTATTTGAAGGAATAATCATACTTACGGTTTGAGTAAATAAAAGATTATATCTCATGATTGCCTGAGATTGGTATTTAAATGGGTCTGAATTTATATCTTGAGAAACTCCCTCTTCAACTGTTCCAATATCTAATACCTGTGTTAAAAATCTGCTGGGAATATGCCCTAGATCTCTTCCATCACTCGCAGAAATCTTAGGTAAAACCAATTCCTGTCCAAGATTTTTAACACCCGAACCATAATCATCAATTGTAAAAGTTCCTTTTTTAGGATCCGTAAATGTAAAATCTAATGGATTATAAAAAACGCGATAACTAGAATAAGTTCCCAATCTAAGTTTTTCAAGCAAATTTTGATTTCTTTCCGTGAGATAATTCAAAATTACAAAATCATTATCTCTAGTAATTCCTGCCTGATTGACTTCTGTATAAGTATATGTCGGAACAGGACTTGGAGATGAGGAAATTAGTTTGTCAATTGATCTAAATTGAAACCCATCTCTAGTTTGAAAAAATACAAATCCTGCTGTTGCATCTCCAGAAGTATCATCAGGAACTGCTTTAGATGCCAACCAAACAAGAAGAGTAAATGGTTTTCTTAAATTGCCAATAAATCCATATTTATTTTGTGTCTTATCAATTGTTCCTATTTTTTCTGCCTTCAAATAATTATTCAGAATATCAGTAACCGAAGCATCAATTGTAGAACTTGTCGGATATTTTTTTCCAACTCTAGAAGTTTCATTTGTAATTGCTTCTCTAGAAACTAAATGTAATAAAAAAGTTTCTCTTTGTGTTTCGGAAATTACATCACTAATACTGGAAACATAAAGATAATCTTTTGAATTAGAAGAGAAATCCAGTCCGGGATTTTTTTCTGAATTACCGGCAATCTTAAGAGATAGTCTTTCCCCACCTCTTAATGGCAATCCATTGTAAATGGATTGAGGAATTCCATCAGGTTGTTGGGAAATTGAATCTCCAGTATTTGCAACTCTTATTTTTGCCGTAATTGTGGGTGAAAAAATATCCTCATAATAATCAATTGATATGATACCGGATTTAATATCAACCGTCTTTGATTGATCATTAGCTTCTAATATCGCTTCTTCATATATTGACTTATTAATTGCAGCCATTATGTGTATGCCAGATCTAGGAGTAGATTTTGTTTGATAAGACTATTTAACGCATCAGAAGAAGGAATTGATAAAACTGCTCCACCATCGCCACCCCCACCACCACCTCCTCCGCCACCAGAAGGTGTCTGTTGTGGTTGATTCATAACTGCTATGGTAGGTCCTCTTCTTTCTGGAGTAAGTGCCCCAACAGTTGTTGTAGAACTTGGAGAAGAAATTTGTGCATCTGGAGTTCCTAAAAATTGTGCAAGTGTTGCTCTAACTTTTGCAGATCCTTGATATTCTTTTCCAACAGGCCAATTATTTTGTGCGGCAGGAACATCAAATGCTAATCCTCTACCATGAGGTTCTCTCGTTCCTTGATGAGAAGGACCTAGTGATGTTCTACCTTTCATTTCCCATACAAAAAATCCTTTAGATTTAAAAAAATCAAATGCTTTTAATGCAGTTTCATGGTCTTTAAATGCTAAATGATCATGATAATTTCCTCCACCATGACTCGATTCATAATTATTTTTCTGTGAAACGTCGCCAGTCATATATTGAACTTGCCCATTAGATGGAGCATAACCATAGGTATTGTAATTATAAGGTCCTTTTTTAGTTAAAGCACCACCAGTATCAGAATATTGTGGTTGCCCGAATTGTGCTTGTGGTGCCTTCAATTTTCCAGATTTAAATGATTTAATAAAAGCATTATGCTCTCTATCCCTACTTGTAAGTAATCCAGGATCTGGAATTTCCCAATTTCTCATCCACCAAGCCGCCGCTTCTTCTGGACTGGAAAAATTCATTCTTAAATATTGTGGACCCACGCTTTCATTTATAGCAAATTTAACTTGACCTTGCCAATTTTTTTTATAATCTGGAACTGCTCTTAAAAATGCTGCTTTTCTAGATGGTTCGGTATATTGAAATAAACCAATTCCACCACCACCACTTTTTTCAGAAACTCCAATTTCAAAACCACTTTCACCTTGAATATTTGCCATAATACCTAATGCATGTGTATCATCTACACCCATTTGTTTTAGATAAGCATACACTGCTTGAGGACTAACTGTTCCTCCACCACCTGCAGCACCACCAGTATCAGAATATTGTGGTTGTCCAAATGGAGTTTGCCCTGATGGAGTTCCAGTAGATGGAATTGGTTCTTCTCCTTTACCTTCTCCAAGAGAAGTTTTAAATACATTCACACCATCTTCAAATTGTTTACCCATATTATCAAAATGAGTATTCAAATCATTAAAAGCATTTTGAACTTGTTTATGAGTATCAAGAAAATCTAAGTGAATAATATCAGATAATACTCCACTAAGAATATGACCAATATCTCCAAATATATTAAAAATATTTCCAATAAATCCAGTTAGTGCTCCGAATAAAGTTTGAATTCTGACAATCAAATCTTTCGTAAAAGCAATAATTGTTGGTAAATTATAAAGTAACCAACCGACAAATAAAGTTCCGACAAAATCTAAAATTCTTCCAAGAAATCCTTTTGTACTATCCACAATCGCATTTCTTGTTCCTCGTATAGTTGGTTTAATACCAGATGCTTCTAAAAGATCTTCTTGATCCTTCCGAAGAATATTTTCTCTTCTTCTTTTTTGAAGAATTTTTTTACCAGAAATTGCCTGTCGTTTTACTTGTGTTTTTTTAAATAAAATTGATTTTATATTTTGAGCAGATGCCGTAACAAGACCTAATCCATTTCTTAGAGAATTAACTCCACGAGTAACATTACCAACATTAATCGGAGATGAAATTGCCATATTATAAAATCACATTATAATTGACTTGAGCATACAAACTATAAAAATTATCAGGATTTGCCGAAGGAAACAATGGAATATCAGTAGCAGATCCGGGCATTAATGACGATTGTGGTGTTTGAGAACTTTGTGCTTGAGGAGCATTTAAAGTCACAACCTGCGGAGATGGTTCTGTTGGTTGCCCTAGATTTGGTTGTGGTGTCGGCATACTTTGAGTTTGTGCCGGTGGTGGTGAAGTTTGTGCGTTTGAAGAAGGTGTTGCACTTTGAGTTTGTGCCAGTGGTGTTGAAGTTGGTTCTTGAGTTCCAGATGTAATAGATGCCGTTGGTCGTGATGTTGCACGTTGAGTTTGTGCTGGTTGTCGTCTTGATGAAGGAATTGATCTATTTTGTGGTTGAACTCTTGGTGGAGGTTTTTTATCTGGTTGTTTTGTATCACCAATACCAGTAACATCAAGAAAAGTTCCTGCCAAACCTGTAACAAGTGAACCTGTCCAAGCAAATGGTATATCAATAATAGATGCTTCCGAAGCACTTAATGCTGCCGAAGTTGCATGAAGACCTGCTGCCCATTTATTACCTCTATCCGCAGATTCTTTAGCCATAGAACCTTCAAGTAAGGCTCCACCAATAGGAAGTATTGCTCCACCAATTCCTTTTAAAAGTCCAGCGCCTCCTTTTAAAAGTCCTTCTCCACCCTCTGCTGCTGCGCCTGCAACTCTAGCCTCAGGTTTTCCTCCTGCTTTTGCAATCTCTTCAGCAGTTCCGGCACCCATAGTAACTCTAGGTTTGCCAGCACCTTCGGCAGCAGCACCAGCACCTTCGGCAGCAGCTCCTCCTAATCCTAGTGCTTTTTTTGCCAAACCTCCCAATAATTTGAACAATCTACCAATCGTATTCTCAAGAATAAATTTACCTACATTAAATGCAAGTTTAGTAATAGAACGAATTAATTTTCCTAATCCAAACTGAATGAATAAAAGTGTTCCGCCAACTACTAATAATGATTTGATTACATTATTTTTAATTTCTTCTAATGTTTTTTTATCTCCAGTGGCAAGTGCTTTAAGAACATTTAATCCTTGTATGGTAAGCCAACCACCAAGCAATTGCCACATAAAACTCATTAAATTAGCAAAAATTCCACTTACCTTATTGCTAATTGCTCTGACCGGTGCCATCAAAGCATTTTGAATTCTTTGTTCTAATAATTTTTCTTTTCCTTGTCTTGCTCCCTGTTCTGCTAATTGTTTTTCATATTCATATTCTTGTCTAGCTTTTTGCTCTTCTAATACACTATCTAATTGAATTAGTTTTGCAATAGTATCTAAATTGACTGCTAAATTATTTACTCTTGCATTCAAATCATTAATTTGATTTTGCAGAAAAGAAAACTGGTTCAGTGCCGCAAAAAAATCATTATTTATTTTCGTGGTAAATGAACTAAATTGTCCTCTTAAAAAATCAAATTGATTTCTTAATGATTGTATTGTAATTTCATCTCTTTTTACAATCGCTAAAGTTTCAGGATCGGGAGATGATCTGATGGGAACAATTGCAGATCCACCTCCTCCACCAAAAAATGATGAAGAAGACATTCTACTTCTTTTAAAAAGAAGTTTACGAGTTTCAGATGATAAAATAGATCCAGTAATTGGATCTACTCCAGTCTGAGCCGCTTGAAAATCTACATTCGCCTGATCCGCCATTAGAAATTATATTCCTTCAAGGATATTTATGGTGCTCAATAGAAATACCTAAATTATTAACTTTTTTGTTGATGTTTTAAATTTTCCTCTTCAATATATTGCTTCAAAAGTGTAACATAAATTTCTCTTTCCCAAGGGATCATATCATTAATTTCAGTCAAAGACCACTTGTGGTGTTGCATTAGAGCAAAATTGGTCTTGTAGTATGACGAAAGATCTTCATGAGAAAGAGCTACGCGAAAAAAGCTGCTAACCCTTCTAATACAACTTCGCTTTCAACTTTAGTATTTGGATTTATAAGTTTAATAATATGAGAAAGTTTAGGCATCGTCTCAAAGAACTTTTCAATCTCTTTAAATTGTTTTGAACTCAACTGCTCAATAAATTCATTCAGTTCTTTTTTTGAGAAATCAGAAGAATTCCAAGATTCTTCTTGACTATAAACTTGTTCAATACAAGAACCAATCAGATCAAATGAATCATCAACACTGATGTTATTTTTTTCATTAAAATTATTTTTAATAAATTCTGCCAGTGAAGGATATTTCATTCTCAAAGTCAAAGTATCATCTAATTTGATATCTCGTGAATGTTCGGGATTTTCCTGAACTTTAATTTCATCAAGATTAATACTAACTTTAACTTGAGTTGTTCCATCATCGGGACAAGTTACAAGAACATCCACAGATTCTCCAACAGACTTTCCGCGAATATTCAAAAACAAATACTCAATATCAAAGGTAGAAAGTTCATCAACTTTGATTCCTTTGCTTAAAATGCAATTTGAAATTACAGATTTAACTGCAGTTCCAATTTGTTTTGCATCTTCACTTTCCATTGCAAGAATCAGAATTTTTTCTTCTTTGACTAGAAAAGGTCTATATTTAATTTCTTTTTTTAATGAAGGAATTTCCAACTCATAAATTGGCGTTACGATTTTCGGTAATGGCATTTTTTTAATTCAAATCATTTAATTTTATTTAGTGCTCAATCTTAGGTATTAATATTGTAAAATTGAAACAGTTTCTCCAATATTACTTACATTTAGTGCTGGTGAAGATGATAAAGAATTTGGATCTGAATTTGCCAGTAAATCAATTCCAGAATATGCTAAAGCAACGTTTGGTGCTGGATTATTAGTTGTGGATTGATTTAATTGAATTTGATTATTACTCAACTCCAAACTAGAAATATTTCCAAGAACATATCTCTCATAATTAAAAGAAGCAGATGCTGTTAAAATTTGAGATTCATTATAAGAAACTGATAAAGATGAAAGAGATTTTGGAAACATTCCAAAAAAATTATATCTTACTTCATTTGTATAGTCACGATCAAATTTTAAAATTTTAGTTTGATTACATTTATAATCAATTGGATATTTCATTCTATAAAAATATCCAGGATTTGATGGATTAGTCCGAGATCCACTTGAAATATATTCAATCCAATGTTCTAGAAATTTTAAAACTTTATATTCTTTATCAATTAAAAATTGTAATTGTATTTCTGTAAAAATTCTTGTATGAGCAAAGGTTTCAATTGCACCGGTATAATTTCCGGCAACTTGTGCAGTATCATGAGTACTTCCGGGAAGAGAAGCATCAGAACATAGAAGTCCAACACTTTCGGCAATAAAAAAAGCATCAACACCTTTTCTTGCAAGATAAAGTTTAAGATCTGGAGATAATCCACCAAAAATAACTTGATAATGAGATGTTTGTGCTAAATTGCTAAAAAGTGGTTTAATGTCAGATATTTTTTTCGGTTGTGCAATAGACACTATAAATACCTATTATTGTATCTTTATGTATAGATATTTAGATGTCATACAAAGGAAAATTTAAACCCACAAATACCGGTAAATATCGTGGAAACTTTACAGAAATAGTTTACAGATCTTTATGGGAACTGAAATTTATGAAATATTGTGATACAAATGAAAATATTCTTGAATGGGGAAGTGAAGAAATTGCTCTGCCTTATATATCTCCACTGGACAATAGAATACACAAATACTTTCCAGATTTTTATATTAAAGTCAAAGAAAATAATGGGCAAATTAAAAAATATATAATTGAAGTCAAACCAAAGAAACAGACAGTAGAACCAATACCACAAAAGAAAAAGACGAAAGGATATATTTACGAAGTTATGGAATACGCAAAAAATCAGGCAAAGTGGAAGGCGGCAAGAGAATTCTGCAAAGATCGCCAGTGGGAATTTAAAATAATCACCGAAAGCGAATTATTTGGAATTTAAATCATGAAACTTACAGGATACGAAAAAGAACTAAACAAATATAACCGAACAGAATTAATCAATATTGCATCCAATTATATGATTGGTGGTTCTAAAATTGGGTTCTCTAGATTAACTAAGCAACAATTAATTGAAAAAATATCAAATGATCAAGATTATATAAATGCAAATCCGGATAATAAATTTGTAAAAAAAACTAAGCCAAAAGTGGGAGGTTTTCTTACTATACAAAAAGCAAAACTTCAAGCATCATTTGAAAAAAATAGAATTAGTCCCATAGTTTTAAATCTGATCGGAACAGAAAACCCAGATGATTTGATGAATGATATTATCATGGCATTACAAGGAAGTGAAACTTATAGCCCCATTCCAGGAAATTATTATACTTATATCTATTATGCAAAAACTCCCGGAATTTATTATGATGTTCATCCACTAGTTGAGATTGATAAAGTAACTAAATTTGGGTTTCAGGGATTTAATTATCATTGGCAGGAAATTAGAAAATATACTTGGCCAGAACTTCCCGGTCCATTATATGAAATTTCTTCTGGGGAATATTCACTACTGCAACAAATTCCTTATAAGAAAATAGTTTATAGACCTTCATAAATAATTAGAAAACGATAATGGCAGTATCAGATACGCTACCAAAAATACTTAGATATCCCACAAGAAAAATTGATACGTCTGATGATTATTTGTCAATTCAAATTCTTAAATATATTGCTCCCGGATTTGGTGGAATTACTGGAGAAAATTTAACAGTTGAAACATCTTCTGGTAAATATCAAAATCAACAATCACTTCAAACAATTTTTTTACCAATTCCCGAAGGGATTAGTGATACAAGTAGCGTTGGATGGGGTGATGATAGTTTAAATACTGCGGAAGCTCTTATTGCTAATAATCTAGCAAAAACAGTACAAAGTAGTAATTTACCTAATGGAATAAGAGATGCAGTAGTAGATCTTGGAACAGGTATACAAAATGCTACCACAAATGGCGCTGCTCAAAAAGCAGTAATTTCTGCCGTTGTTTCAAACTTAACAAATTCTTTAGGTGGAAATACAACTCCAGAAGGAATACTTACCAGAGCCACTGGGCAGGTATTAAATCCTCATATGGAATTGCTGTTTAAAAGTGTAACTTTAAGAAGTTTTAGTTTTGGTTTTATTTTTGCACCAAGAGATGCTAATGAAGCACTACAGGTAAAGCAAATTATTAGATCATTTAAAAAATATATGTCACCAAAAAATGCAGGAGTAAATAATAGCACAAATGCAGGACCCGGTGGAATTTTTATCAGTTCTCCGAATGTGTTCCAATTAGAATACAGAACCGGAAATCAAAAACATCCGTTCTTAAACAGTTTTAAACCGATGGCATTAACTAACATGTCGGTAAATTATGCGGCATCTGGACCATATTCTACTTATGAAGATGCAACACCAGTTCATTTATCCATGACTTTGCAATTTCAAGAACTCAATCCAGTTTACTTTGAAGATTATGATGATTCAGATATTGGAGTTGGCTACTAATGTCATATTTTAGAGAACTACCAAATTTAGAATATCAATCACCTTTTGTTACAAGAATATCTTCACATCAATATGTTCTTGTAAAAAATTTATTTCGTCGGGTAAAACTTCGTGAAGATTTACAAAATGTAGTTACAATCTTTGATCAATATCAGATTGAAGAAGGAGATCGCCCAGATATTATTGCAGAAAAACTTTATGGTAAACCAGATTTAGATTGGGTGGTACTATTAAGTGCCGGAATAGTTCATATTAGAGATCAATGGCCTTTATCAAATTATCAACTTTATAGATATGCAGAAAATAAATATGGAAACGATTTAAACTCAATTCATCACTATGAAACTAGAGAAGTTCTTGATAGTCAAGGAAGATTAATACTTCCAGCAGGGAAAACTGTAAATTCTAATTTTTCAATTCCAAATCCATTAAATATATCACAAACAATACATCCTGTTGCTGGAATTACAAACTATGAATATGAAACCAAAAAAAATGATGCTAAAAGAGGAATATATGTATTGAAAAAATATTATTTACAGCAATATTTAAATGATATGAGAACTATTATGACCTATGGAAATAATAAATCATCACAATTTATAAACAGAAAACTTATTCGTACTGATAATACAAGAAATACAACTCTATAAAAAGGGGGCATATAATGCCCCCTCCAATAACTCATTCTTCTGCCAATCTAGCAAAATAAGAAAGATCTGGATCTTCTTCATCATCCCCATAAGAAGATGATGAAGTCTTAGAAGGTTTCAGATTACTCAGTTCTGAACGAAGATCTTCATCAAGATCTTTAATAGGTCCACGATATTCTTCTTCGTTTTCAACTTCGGAATCTTGACTACGAGTAGTGCTCTTAGATCCAAGAACATAATCAAGACGCTTCTTCAGTTCATCATAAGATTTAAACTGATTAGGAGCAACAAGTTCTGCAAGAGAATATTGCTTTTTCCAAATTGCTTCTAGAGCATCGTCATCATTAAGAAGAGGTCCAGAAGATGCAAACTCAGAAGAATCATAATTTCTATAACCTGCAACATTTTTTGCTTTTAGTTTAAAATTAGCACCCTTCCAAAAATCAAATGCATCAATTGGAGTATCATCTTCATATTCAGGTTGCATAGCTTCCATGATCTTATCAAAGATCTTCTTACCATACTTATACTTTATGTTCAGATTGGTTCGCAACCACCAATCCCGAATCTTATTCGGCTGTATTTCTCAATACAGAACAGACTATATCATAATCCATCAAAGATGGATCCCAAGCACTTCGGTTATCATTTGCTTATAACCTACTCCGATAAACGGATAGTCGTTGAACCTTACTTGCTGTGACAAGTCTTGGCTGCTGATTGTCTCTATTAAACTATTTTTAC